ATCTTACAATTATAAGCATTGGGCGAATGTGATCGGTTTAAGGTATGACGAGCCAAAAAGAGTAGAGCGACAAATAGTAGCGAATGAAAGTGGCCGTAACAAATACGAATCATTTGTGCCGTTGTATGACTATAAAGTCATGGTTGAAGATGTTGCAGAATTTTGGAGAAACAACGATTTTGATTTGAACCTACCCAATCATAATGGCAAAACATTAGCTGGTAATTGTGATCTTTGTTATCTGAAAGGTAAAAAAACATTAATTAAAATTATAAAAGAAAAACCAGGGTTAGCTGATTGGTGGATCGCGCAAGAGCAAAAAATTGACGTTGCTAAAAAAGTTGTAGGTTCGACATACCAAGCAACCTTCAAAAAAGATAACAGTTTTTCCGATTTAGTAGAATTAGCTAAATTAGAAAAAACACAAATAGAAATGTTTGAAGATGATGGTCGCAGTTGTTTTTGTCACGATTAAAGTAGGGCTCAGCCTCCGAATGGAGGCGAGCGAGGTCTAACAAGGGGAAACCAGATATGGGGTTCTGGTGCATATATTTTAGCATAAAACTAGCTTTTTGTTTTTATTGTCAACTAAGAGATGACAAATCTGATAAAATATAACCTTGAAAAACTCATATATGGAGACTCAACTTGCCAACCTATCCCTACAGTGAAGCCGGACGTACCGCCGCCGCTCAAGAAATCGATAAGATATTGGGCACCAAGCCAGCAAAGCAAGCCGCTAAAAAATCTTATAAAAAACCACCACGGAAAAAATAAATGGATTATGTTGACGAGCCTCAAGCTGAGGTTGATGCCCAAGCTGGCATGAGTGATGATGAGTTAGAGAATATCTTGGCAGCCGAGATCGAGGATGCCATTGACTATATTGATAATACTATATCCCCGGATCGGGCCAGAGCCGAGTCTTATTACTTAGGCGATAAGTTTGGTAATGAAGAGGATGGTCGTTCTACTGCCATCTCTATGGATGTGAGAGATACAGTGCAAACGATGCTGCCATCGTTAATGCGGATCTTCTATGGTGGTGAGAAAGTCGTTGAGTTTGCTCCAATGGAACAAAACGACGTAGAGACTGCTAAACAAGCCAATGACTATATTAATTATGTGTGCATGACCGACAATGCTGATTTCTTCAATACGTTATATGCCGTGTTTAAAGATGCCCTGGTTAAGAAATGTGGCTTCTTAAAATACTATTGGGATGATGCGGAAGATGTGCATACGTATACCTTAACTGGGTTAGACGATAATGCCCTGGCAGTCTTATCCAGTGATAATGAGGTTGAGTTTCTCATGCAGAAAAGTGAGCAATCCTCAGATGATGTTGATCCACAAACTGGACAACCGATCACCACACATACCGTTAAAGTAACTCGCCGTACACCTAAAGGCAGAGTAAAGATTGAGGCCGTACCACCAGAAGAAATCCTAGTATCCAGAAATGCTCGTTCTTTAAACGATGCTGATTTAATTGCCCATCGGCGTTATTTGACTCTCAGTGAACTCGTTGAAATGGGCTATAAGTATGACGACATAGAGGAACACGCTACTGCCGAAGATACTTTTGAGTTTAATGTTGAAGCGACTACCAGAAATCCTTTGCTGCAACAAACATCTAGCGACCACGATGATCCAACCATGCGTCGTGCGTTATACGTTGAATCGTATTTTTATGCTGATGTCGATGGCGACAATGTTGCAGAGCTCAGAAGAGTCTGCACCATTGGCGATTCGTATAAGATTTATCGTAACGAGCCATGCGAATACATACCGTTATGTTGTTTCCAACCTGACCCAGAGCCACATACCTTCTTCGGTTTGAGTGTGGCAGATGTTGTCATGGACGTCCAAAAGATTAAATCCAGTGTGTTACGTTCATCTTTGGATTCCTTAGCACTATCGACCCATCCCAGAGTTGGAGTGGTGGAAGGCCAAGCCTCACTCGATGATGTATTAAACACCGAGGTAGGTGGTATTATTCGGATGCGTCAACCTGGTGCAGTCGTGCCATTTACTATGCCCTTTGTCGGTAAAGACTGTTTCCCGATGCTAGATTACTATGACCAGATACGTGAGAACCGTACTGGTGTATCTAAAGCAGCCGAAGGTTTAGACCCTGGTGCATTACAAAGCTCGACCAAACAAGCGGTCAATCAAACTATCCAGGCGGCACATCAACGCATTGAATTGATTGCCCGGATGTTTGCCGAGACTGGCATGAAAGATTTATATCGTGGCGTGTTACGGCTCGTCACTCAATACCAAGATCGTGAACGCATGATTCGCCTCCGTAATGAATTTGTCCCGATGGACCCTAGAGTTTGGAACGCCAATATGGATGTTGTTGTTACCGCCGCATTAGGCAAAGGCACGGAAGAGGAGCGAGCAGCGGTCCTTGGTCAAATCGCCAGTAAGCAAGAACAAATCTTGCAAACTCTAGGCCCAGATAATCCACTCGTTAATATCCAGCAGTATTACAATACTTTATCACGCATGACCGAACTATCCGGGATGAAGGATGTTAATGCTTACTGGTCAGACCCGGCACAATATCAGCCACCGCCAGAGCAACCGCCAGAGCCAGATATTAATGAGCAATTAATCCAGGTACAGATGCAGTCAATCCAAGCCGATATCCAGAAGAAGGCAGCGGAACTCGAATTGGAACGCGAGAAGATGATGCGTAACGATGACCGGATGCGGGACAAGGATGAAGCCGAGCAAATCCTGAAAGCAGCAGAAATAGCCGCACGTTATGGTGCCCAAGTAGATACCGCTGAAATCCGTGCCCTGGGTGATCGTGATCGTGAAGTCATCCGCAATCGTAACAACATGGGCGTAGTCAATGGATAACGACATGCAGCTTGGCTCTCGTGCCCAGCAGATTATGGATGATGACATCTGGCAAGAATTAACTGGTGCTGTTCAAGAAGAAGTATTCAATGAATGGCTACAAACTAAAAAACCAGAGCAGCGTGAGCAACTCTGGAATGAGCTCAAAGGAGCAGAACGATTTTTTAAACGTATGAGAGCAATGTCTGACAACTCTCAATTCTTAAAACATCAGCAAAGGAAATAAACTATGGACACTCCAGAAATAACTGGCCCCATTAATGTACACGAAGCAACAAATTTAATTGAGCAACTCGGAGTCGCCTCGGAAGAGAACCCGGCAGAAGAAGAAGCTCAAACCAACGAGTCAGAGGTAGAGTCACTAGACGAAACCACTGGCGAGATAGATGAGGGATTACTTGAAGAATCACCCGATGAGGAATTCGACGAGGAAGAATCTATCGATGAGGATGATGATGAATTAACTGAAGAAGAGGAAGAAGAGGCACCTCAATCTTATGCCGTTAAAGTAGACGGTGAAGAGATCGAGGTAGGTCTGGACGAACTCCTAAATGGATACTCACGTCAAAGCTCGTATACCCGCAAAAGCCAAAAACTTGCCGAGGAACAAAAAACCTTCGAGGCCGAGTCAGAGGCAATCAAAACTGAACGACAGCAGTACGCACAGCTATTAGGTGCGTTACAACAACAACTCTCGGTTGAGAGTAATGACCCGGAGCCGAATTGGGATGACCTATATGCAAAGGACCCCATAGAAGCGACGCGAGTGGAAAGAATCTACCGCCAAAATAAAGAGGCGAAAGACCAAAAGCTGCAAGCTATTCAAGCAGAGCAGCAACGGCTATCGCAAACCCAAGCTAAAGAGCAAGAGGCACAGATTCGCAACATTATCGCAGCGGAGTCAGAAAAGTTAGTTGAGGCTATACCGGCATGGAAGGATGAAAAGGTGCGTGATAAAGAACGCACTCAGTTACGCTCTTATTTAGTTGAGCAAGGATTATCTGAAGATGAATTGTCATCGTTAATCCGAGCAACGCATGTCAACTTACTTAGGAAAGCGTACCTCTATGACCAGGGTGTGAAGAGGACGAAGAAGGCCCAAAAGAAACCCGCTGGGAAAACAATCAGGGCCGGAAGCAAAGCCGCTGTCACTAAGCCAAAAACTCGCCAACAAAAAGCTGCTCAAAAACAGTTTAAAAATAGCGGTCGCATACAAGACGCGACTAATTTAGTTGAATCATTAATGTAAAAGGAAAATAGTTATGGCTATTATAAGTAATACCTTTACGCGATTTTCTTCAATTGGGATTCGGGAACAATTAGCAGATGTTATATTTAACATTAGCCCCCAAGAAACGCCATTTGTAAGTAATATCGCTAAAAAATCAGTACGTAATACGTACTTCGAGTGGCAAACCGATGCACTCGCAGCCGCAGCAGCAAATGCACAGATAGATGGTGATAATCTAGCGTCATACACTGCTGTAGTACCAACAGTTAGAGAAGGAAACTATACGCAGATCATGCGTAAAGATTTCATTCTCGCTGACAACTTAGAAGTGATTAACGAGGCTGGAAGAAAATCAGAAAAAGCCTACCAAATCACTAAAACTGGAAACGAGCTCAAGCGTGATCTTGAATTCAACCTTTGCGGTGTTAATAACGCAAAAACAGCCGGCTCAACTTCGGCTGCCAGAGAGACAGGTAGTTTGAACACCTGGATTTCGACTAACGTTTCAGCCG